TTAGTTGCAATTGAAGAGTTATTCGAAGTCTTTATTTGGCTTGGCTTTAATACTCTTTGACTGCCAGGAAGAATTTTGTTTGTTGGGTAACCATTCTCAACAGTAACAAGATAGGCTCTTACATTTTTACGCCCTCTTTTTTGGAAATACACATCCACACTTGAGGCATATATACCGGTTGTATCTCTAACAAAGAATGTTTGAGCGACAGGGTCCCACCTTCTAACGTTCACCGCTGTAGATGAACTAATTTGTACCTCTTCAAAAGATGAATCAACACTTTGTGAGACATCCGTAATAGATGTTCTTACTACAGAACGGTTTGCCCGTAACGGTCTAACTACTAGTCTTGGAACGCTTGTACTTACAATTGATTCTTGTTGAACCGCACCCAAACCATTTGAAATATATCTAGCAATTGCACTACTAGTTTCTTCAGATTCTAAATTACGAGGAGAATCTGTAAACTTAAGAGTTTTTTCACCAGAAGCAAATTTAAGAGATGGCGTATTAGGAACAATAAATACCGCTTGTAATGTTCCATCAGAATCTGAAATTAACAATTGCGGATTTTGTCCTCTCCAAGTTTTGCCATTACTAGCTCTTAAGAATCTTCTATTATAAAACCTAAAGCTTCGGTTAGTACTAGCGTTTGGATTAAAATCTAAAACATCAGCACCTCCCGTATATCTAGTTACATATTTAGTAACATCAACGTCATCAAAGAAAGCGTAATACCTTGTATTTGGTTTAAGATCTTCAACTCTAACCCACACTTGGCGTGAGCGCATGAATGGCTTATATGATACCGATGTTAAGAAGGTTCCTAAAGATTTATTAATAGAATCTTCTGTTAATCTCGTAAAGGTACCAGTTCTAGTTTGATCCAATCGCCTAGTTTCAGACTCAATCGTTTCTGATAGCGTTGTAGTTAAAGAGGTATCAAAAACATCAGTCCTTTGAGTTGTAATATCTGTTATTCCGACACCGCGCCTAAAGGGTTGCCTTTGAAAATCGGTAATAGTAACTTCAGTTCTTTCATCGCCAAGAAGAAGCGAACTTTCGCTTAATATGTTTGTTTCCGATTGAGTACTAAGCAAAGTGTTTCTGTTTGTCTGCCATGAGTTCCATTCGGTACCAAGAACTCCTGCTTCACGTGCAAGGTTTGATATTGTAGTATTTAATTCATTAAAGAGATCAGTTTCAATTGCAGGATCGGTTTTAGTATCAACCCAAGTATCAACTTCTGGATTAAGCTCCATAATTCCTGAACTGTTTATTGTTTCATATGGCTGAACACTAATAAATTGAGTTCCAAGTTTTTGGTTTACATAATTAGTTTCTTTATATGGGAAACCAATAACGCGGCCGGTTGAACATGTCTTATTAAATTCTGAATCTGTACCAATTTCAGATTCGTCAACAATATCAAATGGTAAGTTGGAACCAAAGTGGTATGGGTAAAGTTTACCTTCCCCTCTTTTAACCGAACACTTATAATATTTTTCTGAAATATTACCTACGGTGTGGCCTCTAAATCCATCAACGATAAATCCGTTTTTAAATCTTTCTTCGCCGTCAGTTCCATAGACGCCTTTATCTTTTGCTGATTTTTCTAAAAGAGAAAGAGCAGTATAATATTCAACATTAGAAATTCTAGAATCAAGTTGCCCAATATCACGCATCGTGTATCTTCTATTATTTACACGATCTTTAATTATGCCGCCTAAAGTAAACGTATAAGGAAATAGTGTTAAGTTGAATAGAATCATCGAGTCATCAGGAACTGATGGAAACTTTGGTTTCAAATCAGCTTCACCTTTTAAGATAGAGAAAATACCATTTGAACTAACAGTTATTAAATCTTTACGAGCTAGATAAAAATCTAGTTCCATTTCAACGGTACTATAAGGATCTAAAGAGAACCTACCATTTGATGTTTCAACATACCTAAGGTCTATTACATCGTGTAAGCCTGTTTGTTGGAAAATAGGAATCTCTTCTAAAGGAACCTGTGAATCATCTGCATACTTATAACTGTTAACAGTATAAAAATTTCCACTGCCAACAAAATCCCAATGAGTATATGAAATTGTTGTTGCTCCATCTTTTAAACAACGAACTTTTGCTTCCTTATAACTGTTCTTCCTTTGGCCGTCGTTAACTAGTTCCCATTCAGTTGTATCAACACTAATCAAATGGTAAACACCATCCAATGTTATTCTGTCTCCTACTTTAAACTCAAGAGGATCTCTAACTGGGTTGGTGACTGGAATTTTAGCAGTTACATCTAAATTAGTAACTGAAGTTTTAACTTTCTTTCCTAGCCTTTCAGAAATATTTGTTTCAACACTTGCTAATAATCTAACCTCTTTAGTATTAGCAGAGCCGCTATCAAAGTCTGTTAAATCAATAGTTATAATATCGGCTGAACCGGTTCCCAATCCGATAATTTCAAAATCGGCGTTTGGCACATGTTGATATGTAACGTTGTTTCCATTATCAACCATTACAACCATATTGGATTTACTCTTATCGATAAATCCATTATCTTCAGCTGTAAATGTTACTTTTACTTTATTATCAGCTGGGTCAAGTTGAGCTGTGCCATTTAAAATTCTTTTTTCTGTTCCTTTTAAAGAACTCACTGTTTTAACAGTTTGATATGGAAGATTTAAGAATGATGAACTAATATTTGTATCATGTATGCGCTTACCGTTTTTTGGTTCAACGATAAAGTCCATAGTTCCTATATCAGTTAACCCTACATTACTTGCTACTGCGATTCGTTTAACATCTTTATATGGTCGACTGGTATTATTAGAACGAGCAATGTCGGTAAGATATAGTCTAGCTCTTACTTTGCCATCGGCGTTTTCACCAAGTACCTCAACAGTTGATATTCTACATGTACCTACATCATTAACAAAGTCGTTAACATCTTCAGTTGACCACATAGTATAAGTTTGAACATTTGCATAATCAAGTGCAGGTAAACCAAAGGATGTATCATCGATGTAACCTTCAACATATGTTCCTAAATCTGCAGTGATCGCAGTTTTTAATAACTCGCCATTATTTTTATCTATATATGACTCACGCGCACGACTTGCAAAAAGAGAAATCTGCTCAGGTAGATCTACTCTATAACCTTTAACATAAGCAGTTGACGGTTGAATAGTAACAGCATAATCATCGTTAGAATCAGTAACACTTTGATATCCAGCTTCGTTTAAATCTTGTAATGATTTGTATAATCCATTAAATCTACCTACAGGATTTCCATCTTCGCCATCTCCACCCCAAATATCGCGAACTTCTAAACTAAATGGATCTAAAACATAATCACCAGATTCCTCTGATGTTCTTGTTGCAAAAATATCGTTTAGCGGGCTTTCATTATTTTCAACTTTTGTTTCTAAAATAATATTAGAATCTTGAATTTCAAGTATAACAATATTAGATAGATCCAGAGTTTCGTCTTTAACGAGAGCTAGATTAAGTGAAATTTGATAACGATCTGCGCCAGGCGCTGCATAGTTAGGAAACCCATTTGAGTTATCAAGAAGAGTTTGGTCATCATTATAATTAACGGTATCTTCTCTTACAGTTAATATAAGATAGCCGGAATATACAAATTCATCGTCATCTAATGCAATCGCTGTAATTTGTTCTTTAACAGGAACACAATTTCCCTTTATGAAAAATATACCATTACTGATACTTGCGCCAACTGCTAAACCTTGCTTAATAACTCCAGCAATAAAGGATGTATCAATTTCTTTATTTTCAATTGTAATATCAGTCGCACTAAATTCACCGAGGTTTGTATCATCTTCGCTAACAGTGTCGGCAGTATAATGAATAAAAAGCCTATATGTTTTACTAGGGTTTTCTGATTCTTCATTAGCTTCTAAAATATCAACTTTGTTTATACTAGCAGTAAGCGTAGTATTAATCTGTTGTAATTCTATATTAGCTAAATCAGTTGACCATAATTCAAATGTCGATACAAAATCACTAGGTACTTCTACATCGATATAACGTAAAGTATCATCAAATGAAGCGCCTCCTCCTACAATAGGAGAATTAGATTGAAACAAACCCTGGCCAAGTTTATCAACCTGGCTTTGCAAAATTGATTGTGCCTGATTTAATTCCCTAGCTTGAACACTTTGGCCTGGCTTAAATAAAATTCTTAAATAATTTTTATCTTCAGGCGTTAATCCATTAGCATCAGGTGTATTAAAGTCGTCATAATAATTTTCCGGATATATTGTAATTGACATTTTATAATTGTATAATTAGTTTTAATTCTTCGTTTTGGCCTTCTTCTCTTTGAATGCCACTTCGGTTATCCAAAAATAATACACTACCTGAGTCTCTTTCATATGAAGGCTCAAAGAGTTCCTTAATAGTGGTTCCTGTATATTGGCCAACGACTTGACTATCTGGAGACTGAAATGTTAGTTGCTCTCCTAGAGGATCTATATCGGTATATCCGAATTTATGATCTGTATAATAATAATATGAAAAATACGATAATGGTGATTGAGTGGTATTAGAATCGACAGTCTGAATATAAGCAATTACGCCGCATTGTTTTCCATTTTGCCAAATCTTCCAACCTGGCCCAATTTCAATATTATCAATTGATGGGATTATTTGTTGAACTGGATCACCTTCACCTTCTAATTGGAAAAACCGCATTGGCGTAACAAAGTCGTCGTTAAGTATAGGATTACCTGCTGTTGATGACAACGGATTTTTAACCAAAGAGATTTGATGATACTTTGTATTATTAGGAACAAACGGCGCAAGACTGGTGTCTGCAAATAATCCAACATACCAGCTTGGCAGAGTTTCGCTTTTAATTCCACCGAATCCAGTTAAAGGAGCAATAAGAGGAATTATAACAGCCTCTTGTCTTTCACTAACAGCAGGCCGCACGTCACTTTCAAGTTGTAATATATTATCGGCATCGCCTGGATTTGTTTCATTAACTAAAAGAGGATCTAAGACAAGCTTGGCTTTACTAAAGCCCCATGCGGCAATTTCTTGGCTTACTACTCCAGCACCACCGTCTGCGTAATCAATTTCATATGGAAAATTATTATCTTCTTTATAATATTTTACACTAACAATTTTAGCAGTATCATTGACAGGATCTGCTGAAAGATCACCCGAATCAATCGTAATTTCTAATGAAACTGTAATTTCTTTAGGATTACCGTTAAGATCTAATCCAACCAAAGTACCAGTATAATCATTACTCGTACTTTCGTTCAATAAAGAAGGGTGGCGATAAATATTACCTCCATTAATAACTTTAAAACCATAAACGGCTCCAGCAGTAATATCAGAAGATGTCGTTGAAGATATGGTTGGTAGTTGGTCATCCGTAACTGCAATGAACGAACTTGTATTAATTGATGAAAACTGGTTATATTTTCCTAGGTAAGTCCAATCATATTCTCCTTCACCACTTGTATATAATCCATAATTATTAACCTCTTCGGCCGCGACCGGCGCAAAGGAACCGGCAACGGTCGCGTCACTTGTTTTACCAATACATAAAAATAGTTTATCATCACCAACTGTAATATAACACGGCTTTAACCCTGTGTCAGGACAACCATAAAAACAACTTGGGTCAAATGGATCATAAACTTTATACGAAGATAATACATCATATGGATTTTTAGGAATAACATTAGTGATATTATTACTTGTTATTTTAAATAATCCGGTAAGATGCTCAAGAGTTCGTCTTTCATCTCCGAATGTACCGTTTGGAAACGGTGATGCGTCGTTACTGGAAAAAACGTCATCCCATGGATCTTGTTGACCAATACCTATATAATAATTATTGGTTGCAAAATCGTCCGAAAAAAGTTTTTTCGTATTCTTTCTAAATTGTTCTGTAATAATTGCGGCCATTGTTTATATTTATACTTTTAATATTTATTTTTTTATTCATTAATTTGAATTACTTTCAGTTGCATACCAACAAATTAATTCTGAGGCAGGACCTGGTTCAAAATAAACTAATGAATTGAGATAATCTGAATCTGATATGAAGACATCGTTAGCATTTAAGTCGTCTAAAGCGCTTCCATATTCAACAATATCTTTTATATATTCTATATTTTTAATATATATTTGATATTGTGCTGTTGATGGAATTTCGTCAAAAAACAATTTTAGTGTATTATTATCTATTGCTTTCCCTTGAACATAAATAAGGTCGCCTGTTGATATCTCTCTGGCAGTATACATAATGTTTGAAGATCCAATGTTGTGGTTAATTTCAATTTCATTATTAATTCCATCGCCAATATTAAATATTCTATCACTTGGCTCAGCATCATAAAATACTGAAACCTTTAAAGAATCTGGAGATAACTCTGGTTTTTCATTAAACGATAGTTCTAAATTATTTGAATCAACCGTTCGGCCGCTTACCATTATATTTTGTTTAGCGATTAATTCGCTAACGGCAAAAATAACATTTTCATTATTAAGATTATGGTTAACGTTATATGTCCAAATACTATTATCTGCTGGCTCAATCGCAGTTCCTGAATTAATTTTAATTGCGCTTGGATTACGAGCCAATCTTAATGTTGAATTAGTGCCAAAAAGTTGTGGCGCTTGTTGAAATCTAGTTGATTTACTTAAGTTAGATACATCATATCCCCATGATCCACCGCGGATGACTCTATTTGCTTCAGGATTTACTTTTGCGACACGAAGACCTTTCGACGGGCTCCCGATATTTGCACCGGCAAACTCACGCTCGGGATTTGTCAAGTTGCTTGCAAATAAACCAAAGCTACCGCCGCGGTATACCCGATTAGCAAGCACGTTATCGTTAGCGCCATCAAAAGTATTCTCCGTATGTTCGTATACATTACCACCTTGTCCCATTGTACCATAAGGACTGAGCCCACCAGCCTCTGTGACATCAGCTGGGCTTAAAGGTGTTACACCGGCACCGACAAATACCGCGGTATCATCAACAGTTCCAGATGTTACAGCTGTTGGAGCACTATCACTGCCTGTTGGATATAACCAATAACCAGCGTTAGTACCGCCACTCTTATAATAAGCGGCTTTATACCACTCATTTTCGTTCGGTATAAAGTATTTTGCGTCTTTATGTCTGAATAGATTTTCGCCGTCGGTTTGCCACGCTTCGCCAGAAGTCCAAACCTCAATATTTGTAGAACTGCCAGGTGCAGTAAAATTATATGCTGGCTGTATACCCTCTCTTTCGTTAAGCCAGTTAACATAACGAGCACATTCGTTCCAAGTTATGTCTGTAGCTGGTTTATTAGTACCACGAAGAGGTGAGGTAAGTGTAATCGGTTGAAGATTATTTGCGGGGTCTGCATTATATTCAGCAATGTTACCTTCAGTAATTTCAAACTTACTGATATCATATGCATATGATACATCACCATAGCCGGTGGTATCAGCGGCGTTACCCTCATCGCCAATAGTTACAAACGTTAACTCTTCTAAAAGATCTATCGTTGAGTTAGCGGCATCTTCAATAAATTCATAAGCATTACCACCCTGACCCATAGTACCATATGAACTTAATCCACCTGCTTCATAAACAGATGCCACCGTATCATTGATTGGATCTTGGTCAAATACTGCGGTTCCTTCATCGGTTCCACTTGCAACCGCAGTTGGTGGCGTATCGCTTCCTGTTGGATATTCATAATATCCGCCCAAACCTTCTCCGTTTTTATTAGGATCATAATAAGCAGCTTTATACCATTCATCTTCGCTTGGTATGAAATATCTTGCGTCTTTATGCCTAAACCGATTACTAGCAGACCATGAATCTGCTAAAGGCCATAATTCAATAGGGTCGTTATCATTTGAAGTTGTAAAGTTATATGCTTCATGATAACCATATCTTACATTTAACCAATTAATAAATCTTGAAAATTGATTAAAACTAAAACCTAAAGGTGAACTATCAGGATCTCCTGAAATAGGCAATGGTGCATCCCACCATAATTCAATATCTGATATTTTAATTTCATATTTTGCTATTTCATAATCATATGAAACTGAACCATAACTGCCATCTGATGGATTATTAATATCTTCTATTAATACATAATCATTTCCACTTATTATAGTGTCATCTCCATCAAATATTTCAGTGAATCCATTATTAACTGGTTGGTTATTATTAATGGCTTTAAAAATAGTAACATAATACTCATTTTCTTGTGGAACCTCCGAAAATATAAATGAAATTATATTTTCATTAAAAACTTCCCATTGAACAATATCATTTAATTCACCGGTTATAACATTATGAATAATTGGTATAACATTCGTTGTGCCTAAATTATGAGTAATTGGTAAGACACTATTAAGCCCATCTCCAAGTTTAAATGAAAGAAAGTTTTCTAAAATTCCAGACGAGCTTGCTTGCTTAATATAAATTTCATATTGCTCTGAAGAAGGTGGAGTATTAAATTCTAATTTAATATTATTGTCATCTATAACTTCGGCATATACAAATTGAACAGCGTCACCGGTTGAGATTTCTTTTAGAGCAAAAGCAACATCTGCATAACCAATTCCATGATCAACTATTATTTCGGTATCAATGCCATTACCAATACGGCTAGAAAAATCGTTACTTTCTTCGTTATAATATATTGTAACATAATACCCACCAGGAGACGCCGCCGGTTCTTCAGCAAACGTTAGTCTTAATATATCATTATTAATATAAGTGGCATTAGGTAAAACAAATTCGTTAGTTTCTAAGTCTCTAACAGAGAAAAGTAACTTATCATGCGAAAGGTTATGACTTATATCTTTAATCCAATATGAAGTGCCATTAATGTCGGTTTCAATAGTGTCACTACCTTCAAAACTTTCAACGTAACCATTAGTAAATTCTGTTATATCAACTTTAAAAATATAAGCGCTATATTCAGAAATATTTGGAGCTGAATCAAAATTAAAAACAACAGTATTTAAATCGGTAACCTCAGTATGCGCATAAACAGAAAGTTCCCCTGTAATATTATTCTTAAGTAAAGGAACGATATCATATGTATTAAAATTATGTATAACAGATAAAGAAGTATCTATTGAATTACCAATTGTAATTTTTTTGCGATCTCCAGCATCAATCACTTCATTTGTATAATCAGCCCAAGCATTAAGATCAACAATAGGAGTTTCATTGGGATCAATAATACAAGTATAGGAACGAGAAAAATCATCAACCGATGTATCATAACTCCAACCGGCAAATCTAGTATTATTATTTTCAACAGTTCTCCCAGGATTAAACTCTAATTCAGTCCCACCAATTGTATAATCTGAATATCCATCGGTATACGCGCCATGCTCTAGGTATTTACCGATTCCTCTATAAATATCATCCCACCGCTTTACTTGGCCATAAGGCTCGTCCGTAATTAAAAGCGATATTGCATATGATGCGTAAATCGCTTTTAGGTTATATTTAGAACATTTAGAATTAATCGTGTTTCTTAAATATTCAATGTAATGTACGTTACTATTATATAAGACAGTAAATACATAAACCAGTCTTAAATCAATACATGGCTGGAATAAAGGACTATGCTTGCCAACCGCTTTTTCCCAATCAATACTTTCCCAAAAATCGCAAGGATCTTCTGGCAGTTCTCCATCTTTTAGATATTTTGTTAATACTCCACACCCGTCATTCCACATTGTTTCCAACGCAGTATCTCCACCAATTGCACTAATTGTTAATGCTGTGAAAAACTTTAATCCGGCTGGGTGAACGAATTTTTTAAATTCGCTTTTCCATTCTGCGGCATCTCGGTTACTACTGATTAAGTATGAAAACTCTTGATATCTATAGCTGTCTCTTAATTTAAATTTATCAGATGATACGGATTTATCATTACTTGTATCGAAAATAAAGTCCTTTGGATATATTAAGGTTACAACTTCATTATAGAATATTTTAAAGAATGTATAAACGCTTTCTTCACTACCTCGATTAGTATAATAGTTTGCAATTATTTTAAAAAGCCTTTGCCGATCTAATGTTTCAGATTGCGGAATGTTCGGAGCAATAACTCTTTCAATTGCGTCTAAATATTTTTCACTTGCTAAATCAATATCATGAGATGATATTAAATTTGAAATTTCAAAGGAGGGTCCTAGTTCAGTATTAAGATGTTTATAATATTCTTTAATTAAGACTATAAGTTTCTTAGACTCACTTTCAAAAAAGTCAGGAAGAACATCTGATGCAGAATAATTTTCTACAGCCTTTGAATTACCACTAGCTACGCTTTGAATCATTTAATTAACTTCTTTCTCTTGGGAATGCTTTATAATCAATTGACTGAGTAACTCCGCCTCGAGCGATTTCATCAGGATTTGCAATTATCCTCGTTGAAGTTTCATCAATCCTTAAAAGGAAGTTTCTAGTTCCAACAACATCATTAGATTTAGGATGCACCATTATTTTTAATTTAACAGGATTATCTGCAAATATAGAACGAAGCTTTAATACACCGGTATCTAAATTTAATTCGCCAACATCCCTAATCTTAGTAATAGAATTTTGCTCGCCCCTCTTATAAAGAAATATATTTCTTTCACGAGTTGAGTTTATTTTTGCTTCATCTCCTAAAAATACGAGCTCTCCATTTTCAGTCCATGGAATGTCTGATGATGTTTGTACTAAAACGGTTCCATCATCAACGGTTAAAGGAACACCAAACTCAATATTAAATACATTTTGGCTATTATCATCAGGAATATCAATTGTTTGTTGTACAAATACCCTAACGTGAGTATTAAGAATAGCACGTGACGCATTATCAACTGCTCCAACAAATTGAGAATACCTAAAGATAGTATCAAACTTATTTAAAACATTATTGTTATAAGGTATTAATACCTCTCTTTCAACAACGGCCTGCATTTCATTTGTTACTAAACTCGTAATGTTTGTATCATATTTAAATAATACATCAAGAACAATATTAATATATTTTGCATCAACAATTTCTGGTTGAATAGATAGAATTTTTTTAGTATTAAGATAATCTACTATTTCTTTTTTATTTAAATTACTAAGCTTTTCATATTGTTGGCTATTAGAAAAGCTATCAAGCGCAATGAAGATTTTACCATATTGAGGAGGAATGTTGTCTTCACCGCCCCACACACTTGCGCTTTGAATATATCCAAACTTAGAAAGAATTAAGCTTCGATAATCATCTGCAGTAACCGCTCTGTTTTGAGTAGTAAAAGAATTGGTTGAATTAATCTTTAATTCATTATTTGATTCTTTAACAGATCCACCAAAGACTCGAGCGTTATCTTTAATACCTAATGAAATTGGTTTTCCAATAGGACTATTATTATCATTAATTTGGTTAACTGAAAAAGGAGAGTTTAAACCATTTGCCGCCGTTCCCTGGGTGGTTAAATATTCAATTTCAATAACCTGGCCAGAAGTAAGGTTTTTACCAAAAACGCCATTACCGAAATATATTTCATATCTTCCAAATGAATTTTCAAATATAAAGTAAATTGTAGAATCTTCATTTACATCGCCAATATTAGAATAACGATTAAATACAACAGCGCTTCCTTCACTTTTGTTTGTTGTAGGATAAACCCTAACAATAAGAGTACTTAAATCGACGTCTTCATCTATAATTTCATACCTAGATCCATCGTCACTAGCATCTACAGCAAACGTTCTTGAAATTAAGCTGCCTTCTCTTGCAACAATCGGGGAATCCTCTGTCGTTTGATAATAAAAACTTCCGTCATCTGCTATTTTTTCAAGACGAATAATATCATCGAGAACAACAAAATTAAATGATTCTTGGTTAAATTGAGATGAAAATATACTACCCTTTGGAATAACATATTCAATCGGAGAGTCTTCTTCTGCTTGAAATTTACCGTCAAGAATAGCAATTGGCGCACTATAACTACGAGGAACATATCCTAAAAGTTTTGCAGAACTAACAATACTTGATCGTATTTGCGCACTATCAATAAAGCTTTCATTAACTGCCATGTGAGCGGTTACCGCATTATAATGAGTATTATATGCTAAAACATCAATCAGATTATTTATGTTTGAACTTTCAAAATCCCAGTCAGTCAATTCGGACTCACCATTTTTGAAATAATCAATAATGTTTTGTTTAATAGTTTCAAAATCTAATTCTGAAACTTTTAGTTGTTCTCCTACTTGTGCCATAAAATTATCTTAATCTGTTTAATGTAAATGTGACTTCTTCATCTGTATCATATCCTGCTATAAATACTATTGATACGTCGTAATCTGTATCAAATTGTCTTTGAAAAACTTCAACGCTCTTTATTTTTACTCTTGGTTCGAGTCTAGATAAAGCAATTTTGATTTCGCTTCTAATAGAAATTGCCGTAACCGGAGTAGGATGTTCAAATAAAAGGGTTTGTATTTTAGTCCCAAATGAAGGATTAAATGCTCGTGATCCTGCTGGAGTTAAAATAATATTTCTTATACTATTTTTAATAGCGTCAATATCGGTTGCTAAAATAACTCTGCCAGAAATTGGGTGAGTTAAACTATCACTAATATCACTATAATATCTTTCTGAAATAACCTTTGGCGAATAACCAGGTGAGTTAAAGTCTGACAGAATGGTGTTCATATATTATTTATTTATAATAAAAAATTAGCCCCACTTTTCCTGGGCGGTTGTATATAATGATGATACTTGTGTTCCACTTGAATATAAGTATGCTTGAACGCTTTGTAGTTGTGTTTTACTATATGCTTCAACATGTTCAGCTCCAACATATAAATTTAATAATGAAAAATCTTTAATTCCTTCTGCAGCATCAACAACCGTAACTAATCCCTTTGAGTTTATTCCAGCAGGATCATATATAGAACCATCTCTATTCTTTAATTGTAAAACGGTTCCTCCTTTAAACTTAGTGCTTGATACACTATATCCAGATTTTAATTCCTGATTATACACGCCGATAAACATTGAATTATAACTACGAGTTCCCAATTTAATTCCAAATTGGTTACTTAATCTATTAGTGTCTTCTTCAATATTTTTATTTCTTTCGTCAATCCAATAATCAATTAGTTTTTGAGGACGATCTTCAGGAGCTATTAAAAGGAATCTTAAATAATTCCAATCAGGACCACCATAGATTGTTATACCAGTTGATGCTAAAGCACCTATTGAAACAGTTCCCTTTGTTATTTTACTATCACCCGCCTTTTTATTTGATGTTGGTGAAAGAATATTATCAGGAATATTAAAGAAGTTATTACCAGTCCATGATTCAGGGCCTTCTTCCGCTTTTTTAATTTGAAAGTGTTTACCTATTATTGAGCCATCTTTATTTCCAAGATCTGTTAATTGAGTAACTCTAGTTTTAAACTCTTTCTTATCTTCTGAACTCCATGTTTTTTCATTCTTTCTCAGTTCTTCATCTGCTGCTTGTTGTAAAGCAGTTATAGGATCTTGACTACGTTCTGTAGCATATGGTAATACCTCGGGCGCTCTTGTTCCTGCTAATGAATCATGATAATCCCGCCCAATAAATTGTAAACTTGACATCATACTCATTCCGCTTTCAGTCTTTGAGACGTTTGTTTTATCGTTAACAACATCGCCCATTCTAGCCATCGCTTGTCGATAATCGGCTTTAGCTTCTTCAGCCGCATAGTTTACATTAACCGGTGGAGTAAAAGCCGGAAAGGGTTTTGGCTGTTCATTTAAAAATTTACCTGGTGCAGGAATTTCTTTTGCATTACCATTTGCATCAACTTTAAAATTAACCATACTACATGGATCAAAAGATGTAATGTTATCTACTAAACTGTTTAAATCTTCAACAGCATCTCCGAATTTTGATTGTATATTCGCAATAAGTGGAATCCTTTCAAGAATACCGGCGCCAGCCGCTTGCTTTAATAAGTCAGATAAGTTCTTTTCTTTTAACTCATTTATTTCATCACCCATCTTTTTGACGGTGTCAGACATTTCTTGCATCTTAGCAATATTTTTACTTAAGTCTTTAGCTGCTGGAATTTCCGAAATTGCTTTTAAAACTTGCTCTTGCGCATTATCTAATACAAGATTATCAATATCCTTAAAACAATCGCCGGCGGAAGATACTTGAGAGATAGCTTGATTTAAACCTATCCCACTTAGCTTGTTTCCAAACCCATTTACATTAATAGCCATATTATTTAATTATGCGGGGCCTCCAGTTGAAGAACCGTGAACTCCACCATACGGATGGATGTGTGATGATAGAGAAACAGCCGGACCAAATACATCTGCGTAACCGGTAATTTTTCCATCTGCTTCAAGAGTTGAGTGGTTTTGTTGTGCAGCAGCAACATCAAGCTGATCAAGCAGCCATGTTTTTTGTTCAACAAATAATTCACTACCTGAAAAACGAAAAGTGCCGCCGCAATCAAAATTAATACCATTTGCTATTCCAGCGTCAAAGGATTGTCCTGCAAGTGTTATTGCTCCATTAGGAACAGCCGTAACTTTTGATCCATTAATAACCTGCGTATCATTTATACCAGTGAATCCAACTTTATTACCGGCAACGTAAGAATTAAATTCTGATCCAAGTACTTTATGACGATGAGCGCCATTAATAGTTTCCTCAGCATCAGCATGAACATTTAATTTATAATTTTGTCCAGTCTTTAAACCAACATCACCCGTAACTGCTTTAAAATCGTTTCCATCAACACGAGTATCAACATTACCTTTAACATTAACATTCATGTTTCCTCCAACATTAATATTTAAATCATTTGTTACATTTAAGTTACACGAATCGCCAATAACAACTGTAACGTTACCACTTACTACAATTGTCTTATCTTTAAATACTGCAGTGTAATCATCGCCTTCTACAACAACAGTCCTTCCACCTTCTGGAGTAAACTCCTCAAAAGTTCCGCTGGCGTGAGTTCTTTTAATTCTTTCAACTGCTAAAGTATTATCTTCAACAAACTGATGGCCACCTAAGGTCTTCCTTAATGATACGGTTTGAGAGCAAGACTCTAAGGCGCCCATACTCGTAGGCAAATTAAATTCGATTTGCCCAGGAGAAATGTTTTCAGATTCTGCCATACTCTTTATTTATTTATGCAGTTGGAGTCCCGGGTTGACCAGTTGCTATAGTTCCACTTGGAGCCATACCGCCCCTCTCAGGCGATGCTGCAATTGAAATTGAATCTGTAATTAAACTTAGAGCTCGTTTTTTAATATAAACGCCATGGCCTTCACGTGATCCTGCTGCGTTTGTATTACCTTCAATGCATTGCACATATCCGCCATTTGAGTTTTCAATAGCCATACCAATATGAGAAAATTTAAAAACAACAATGTCACCCGCATATACGGTTTGAGGATTAACTCTGCGTTGAGCAAGGTGAGGGTGTTTATTAGCCCATTGCCTATAAGCAAACGCACTAGCGGTCTTTGGTCTATCTTTATCTTCTAATACGCCTGTTTGTTCTACAATCCATGTTACAAATGCTGCACACCATGGCTGACGACTAGAATAACCATCCCATCCGACAGAATCCCAATATTTTTGCAGCCCTGGTCCTTGATTATTTCCACTTGTTTCTCTTACTTGTAATTGGCTTTTACAAAGTGAAATTATTTTTTCTGCTGGACTACCAGCTACAGTCGCCGGAGCAGGGAACCCATCCCATCCACTATTGGCTCCAACAAAACCGCCTGTTGCCGCAGATGTTCCACCACTCACTCCCATGCCGGTTTCACTATTGGATTTAGGGTATGCTCCAATAATAACAAAATCTTGATAATCACCCGGGTCTCTGAAAAAACCAGTTACCCATGATCCTTTAATTAGTTGAACATTGGTAGAGCCAACGCTAGCAACACCGGCACTATCCACTGGAAGTAAACATGTAGCCCAAGGTAAATCTTCGGTTGGAAGCGCCAACATATCGGTTGTATGATACTCAAGGCATCGAGCTTTTACTCGGCCCATACTTAATGGGTCGTTAACATCTTCAACCACGGCTGTTGCAAATCCTTCTATCATATTAATTTATTTTTTAGTTTGCAGCGGTTTAATTAATTTCAATTTAGTTGTATATTCACCATTCTTAAATATATGAATAGCAACTGCAATTGTATAATCGCCTGATAAATTTGAATCTAAATCGGTTATACCAACTTTACCGCCATCTATCGACTTACCGCCATCTGCCGCAGGAATATTAATTGTTATTTTTCTTCCTGGATTTAAATTAAAATCTCCATATAAAGTACATGAGTGAGAAATATTTTCCGATAAAGATTTAAAAAACATTTCACGCTGACTATAAATTTCTTTAATATCAATCGTAGTTAGCGTCCCGGGCGGGAGGTCTTCATATAAAGGAGCGGGCTTATGTAAAAAGATATCTTTATTTTTTGCTAAGCTCTTCGCTTTAAAAGCGTCATTAATGATAGCTTCTTTAATTCCTCCTGTGGCAGATGAAATAATACCTGTAAATATATTGTTACTTTGTTTTTTATTATTTTGAGAAGAGAAACTAAACGTGCTACCAAGCGTACTTTTATTATTAATAGTTTCTTTATATTTTCCTTTTTTATTTTTTAAAATTTTAGTAACCTGAGATTGAAACTTATCCATTGAATACTTAGGATCGTTAAGTTCTTCTGAAGGAATAAACAAATTAGCGTCTACCTCTTCAGCCGCAACGTAATTCTTATCATATTCAAAAACATTTAATTGGCTGCCATAACCGCCTTCGCTAATTTCTTTTAGCTTATTTAATTTTAAAGATGACGAAAAGGATATTATTGTGTGTAATACATCCTTTTGATATTCATCAGTTCCAGGCTTTCCTTCAAAAAACTTTTTATAAACATAAGGTTCTCCTTCAGCCACTGTGTTAAGAATCTTTTCCCATGAAGTAATTAAAATCTTATCTTTAAATTGAGTGTTTATTGTTTGCCACATAAAGAATGGGCTAAACTTTAATTGAGATCCGCCTTCATCAGAAAACGCTTTTGATAGGACCCATGAAATTGCTTGTAATGGAGTCTTCTTTGTTAGAACTGTTTTAATTTTATGAGGGCATGTCCCATTAACAAGAATATTACTTTTTGGAACTCCTAATTTACTTTCATATAATTCTTTAACAATATCAAATATGTTTCCTTCAATAGATTCAGATATCGTTTGAATTTTACTGAAATAGCCAAATGGTGTTATAAAGATAATATCATATTCTTGAATGTGAATTCCATCAGCAGACTTTGTATATGTTGGATATTCTAAAGAAACTAAAGTAAGATCAATTGATTGTTGATCATTTGCGGTTTTCTTTATTAATGATAACTTTAAAATTTCCTTTCCAGATATTTTAAACTTTTGGAAAAAATCATCGTCATCTGACACTGAAATTTTACATGTAATAATAGGAGAGTATATTTCTTCAATAATTTTAATAGATGAAACAATTTTACTGAAGTTTTCTTCTTCAATACCATCTTCATTGATTAAAACCATTTTAACGATTTCATATGAAGCTGGCACTGTTGAATTACCATCAGCATCAAGCGTTTTAGGACTATGGTTTTCAGGCCGATCCTTATCTACATTTAAAATTCCCATTTATACTATGTTAGTAAAGTTCTATATTGATATGTTAAGTCAGATAAAGATTCTTTCTTAGGAACAATAATGTCTTTCTTGCGCTCATTAATTATTCTTTCATATTCAATAAATGTTATTTCTTGAGGAAAAGATATCTCTTGATTATAGATTGCATTAGTAACTACATCATAATGAGAAATTATTTTTTGATTTAATAACGTTTCTCCTTGTACAAAATTATCATAATATTGATAAGACGCGTTTTTCAAAAATTCGTGAGATAATCTGATGTTATAATATAAAGGAATAAGAGTTTTGCCACCTTCGGTTATTGTTTGATTAAATGTAGATTCTTCAATAATTTCTAACCATTCTTGTCCAAGAGGCGAGCTATCTGCTTCTAAATATATAATTCCTAATGACTCAGGCTGAAAAGCATTATCAACAATTTTATTTCCGATACCTAATTCCGTTATATAATTATTTGTTCCTTTTTCAAGTATAATACCAAATCGGTTATTATCAACATTTTTAATTTTTAAATCGCTTTTCTGAAGGTCATCATTAATGTCTTTTACATATATATTAATAGAAGAGTAATATTTTTTATTAAGAGGTAACTTTTGAAAGAAATAGTTCTGTGAATGCCTTGTAGAATTTGATATAGTTGGCATCGGCTCTGGACAAATAAAACTATACCCGTCATATTCAGATTCAATCATTCTATCAAATTGAGAATTAGAAAGAGGCCAACCTTCTATACCATTTCTCAATGAATTATTATATAAAAAGAAAAGCCAATAATATTGTGGATCATTATATAAGTTTAAAGAAACAGTGTCGGGCCGTTCGCCATCTTTAATTGAATATTTTAAATAGCGGACGCTAGTTGATTTATCTTTAATGATAATGTTTTTAGTAATATCAATAACTGTATTAAAATCGCCTTTGCCGCTAAAGTCGTATTCGACGGTATCAAAGTAATCTAAATATTTTATTTTTCTTGGTAAAGCCATGATGATTTATATGTAATAGTATTAACCAATTTCCAAAATATCTTTTCGAGTTAGAGCCTTGGTCTCTGTAAAAGTAAAATTAATATCATATTCAACAGGGTTACCATCTTCAAAGAAAGCGTTGGCGGCGCCGTTATATGTTGTTGAAAAAGACGTTAAATAACATTCTCCAAAATTTGGAAGGTTTGGTGGTTGCTTACCATTCAATACTGCGTATGATATACTCCATTTTGGTGGATATTTTAAATATAATAATTCGCCTTCAGGGTATAAATTAATTCTAAATAAGTCAATAATACTTTTAATTGAGCGAGATTCTCCTTCAGAAAATGGAACTAGTTTATATTGAAAAGAAAAGCTTCTAACATTAGTTCCTGTAAATTCTGTTGTTGTATTAGGATTAGCCGCTACACCTCGTGCAATACCAAAAGCTTTTCCAACATTACCCAGACTACCTTTAAGAAGCGCTGTAGCAGTATTACCAGCGCTTTCAAGACTCCCAACATTCGCTCCTAATTGTTTTTTAACTTTATCAACCGCTCCTTTAACTTCACCTGATCCAGAAGATTCAAAGGTATTTAACGCAGTCCCACCTAATGCTCCTAATTCAACTCCTCCGTAATTAGCAGAATCTGATATTTGTAAACCAACAGGACCTGGGAAAGTGGCAGATCCATTTGTGCCTCCGCCACTTCCTCCTTGTAAACAAGTAAATGTTATAACTGGTCTTCCGCCTTGCTCTTGAATGTTTTCTGGAAAATATAAGCTCATATAAATACTATTATTATTATTTATAAGGAAAGATGAAGTATTATTCTGGCAGATTTAGACCAAAGAACATTCCTAAGTATGCAGGAGACTATACTAAGATTAAGTATAGATCACATTGGGAAATGCAGGTTTTCAAGTGGTGCGACACTCAATCTCAAGTTCTAAAATGGAGCAGCGAAGAAGATATTATTCCTTATCGTTGCAAAACAGACGGAAAACAACATAGATATTTTCCAGATCTTAAAGTTACTTTTAATACAGGCGATACTTATTTAATTGAGATTAAACCAAAGAAACAAACCGAGGAACCAAAGGTTAGATCACGTAAAACTAAAAAGTATATAAATGAAGTGACCACATATGCTAAGAATATTAGTAAATGGGAAGCTGCTGAGAAGTGGTGTAG